GTCGCTCATATGTCTCTCATGGGTGTCGGTCACTCATATCCCTATACAGAATGAATGACAGACAGGGGGGGACAGGTGTCCCCCGCCTGTCAGGGTCATTCCTTCAAAGAGCGATGCCCGGATGGCTTTGGACCCAGGCGAAGCACCTTCTTCTCGTGCCCAGGTCTGCCAATGCTGTCTTCGTGGATGCGGTCTCGCTCAAAGAGCCGGACCATCGCGGCAGCCATGACAGCCTATTGCGGCCCTGGAGGGCGCAAAACAAGAGCGGGGGGCCGACCACCGTATTCAAAGCTGCAATCCGGTGGTCGCATCTCCGACATGGTCAACCTGACCAGAGCCAATGACGCCATAGCCAGCTACATCGAGACGCTCGACCGCAAACGACGGGGGCGGCGGAGACTCTCAGAGGGGGTCTACAGCGATTTAAAGCCTCGGGAGGTAGCATGACCGCCCTCGCATCAATTCCGACTCTAAAAGCGCCTGTTTCCCAGGGGCTGAAGGTGGCCTCGTGAGCACCCTCACCCCCGTCTTCGATGGTAACATCTGCATCGGCCACGTCCTGCAGCGCGGATGCAGAGGCTTCGAGGCTTTCAACGCCGATGATGCATCTCGCGGCATGTTCACCACCGCAGCTGAAGCCGCGGCATCTCTCACCTCAACCAAGGACATCAACCAATGACCGGACCCAAGATTGGCCCCTGGGGCTTAGTGGGCAGCGTTGCCCGAGTTGCGTGGAAGTCACGAGGCTTTTCCGATCAGGAAGACCCGCGATCGATCATGGAGGACGCGGCAAACCCAGATGTACCGGCACATGAGGTGCTGACACGAGCGAAGCTCAGATCCAAATCCGGAAAGCTCGTCGAGGCAGTGAGTGAAGCGATTGCTCGCCGCCCCGATGGCGGCATCATCAGCACGATCACCAGCATCCTATGAGGCCGAGCATGAAACGCACCTTGCGATCCGAACTCCAGGCCGCCGAAGAGCGCCACGGCTGTCCGATGGACGCGGTCCTGAGCGTTGGCTCCGACAATCGCCTGTTCATCTCAGCCTGGGTCGAAGCCGCACCCGACGCCGCCTCGGACCCGACGAAGCTCTGTTTTTATCCCCGGTGCAGGCAAGTGACGCCAGAGTGACGCCAACCGCTACCGATCCCGCCGAGCATTCCGCTGGGCGATCCATTGGAAAAGACAATGCCGAAGTACATCGACCTATTCGCGACCGAGAGCCAGCTGATAGTCCAGTTCAAGCCGTACATTCTTAAGGAGGTTAAGCGGTACAGCAACCACTACAAGATACCATTTCGCTGGCTGATCCATGAGGCCTTGATAATCGCCCGCAAGGCCGAGGAGACGTTCGTCGCGACGATAGCCAAGAGCTTCGCCACCCACCTCAGGCATCGTTTGCAGCGCCTTAACCGCATTGCGCAGCAGCGGCTTGCTTGGGCGAACGGAACGCGGCTACAGGGGCGCGTCAAGTTAAGCAACCGCATCCTGGCGAAACTGGATTACGGCGACCGTGCTAGCTATGGCCGCATCGACTGGGCCGAGCAACTCCCGTACTTGCGAAAGCTGACGGGCTCGAACACCTTGCGCGAGAGAGAGCGGATCGTCCTCGATTGGATGATAAACGGCGGTTGTACCTTGACCGAGATGGCAGCAGCGAACGGCATTCCGAAAGGAACTGCCTCGAAAGTCCGCTACCGACTGCTCAGGAAGGCCAGAGGCAAGGAATGGGCCAACCAAGATGCGGCAGAGTGTCGCACTAGTGATAAAACCAATGTTTCCCTGGCATATACAAATAAGTAGGGGCAGTGACAAAACGTCTTCCACCGGGCCTTTATAGTTATGAAGAGACGTGAGGCAGCAGGGAAACCTGCGCCCCTTTTTTAGATTTTTCTGTCCGTCAGCAACGCCCTTCTCGGGCGAACATCACATCCATAACCCGCTGGTCCCGCCGATCCCCGGCGCTCCACAGCAATTAAGGAGTTCAACGGAGCTAACGACCATGAGCAACGACGACAACGAAAACACCGTAAAAGTCTCGATCCGCTTTCCCCGTGCCCTAGCCACAGCCCTGTCATCCGACCCGTCACGACTTCGCCAGCGTCTCGCAAGTCGCCCGCGGAGCTATTGCCGATGCAATGAGAGCTCGCGGCTTTCTCGTCGAAGACAAGTGATGTTCTCGACCAGTACATCGAGCCGCCCCTGGGTCACCACAACACCAACAACCGAAACAACCGAGGCGTGGCTCGCAATAGCGACCGCACAATCAGAGACGTGGCACAGCGCCACAACCGCAACAACCAACGGCTGGGTCAGCGTACCCCGCAACAGATAAAGGATTACTCTTATGTCCGCTCAACTCGATCAACCAGGGTCCAAGTTCGGTAAGTCGATTGTCACGTTGATCGCTACTGCGCAAACCAACGTCACGATTGCGACTACACCTCTCTCCGCACAATGCCGCCAAGTTAGGCTCGCCCACAACATGGCGGGTGGCATCCACGCCACTTTCGGCTCGGCTGCCACCGTCACGACCACGACCGCTAACTACATCCCAGTCAACGTGCCGGAGTATTTTTCAGTTACCCCGGGACAAGTTCTCAACTTCATCAGCTCGTCCACCTCGACGGGGTGGGTGACCTTAACCGAGATGTCGTAGTCGGCAACCCAAACAATCAGGAGATACAAACGTGAGTGAAGATCAAAAACTATTCGGCGAGGCCGGGATCGAGCAAGCGCAGGGCTTCGAACCGATGGTGCTGGCAAATCGCGAGCCGGAAAAGGAAGAAGCGCCGACCTATGACGGCGACAAAATCGACGGCTTGCGTGACGCAGCCGAAGATCTAACGCGGGAGCGGCAGGAAGAGGCAGAGCGCCCGATCATCGACCGCAGCTATTACAACGTCGCTGACGGATCGCCCGCGCCAGAAAATCAGACGTTGTCTATCGAAGATGCGGCAGACAATCTCACGCGCCAGAGAAATATCGAGGCCGATGCAGTTGAGCAGCAGCGGGCCGATTTGTTGTCGCAGGTTGTCGATATTGTTCGCTCCGATGGCCAGGAGCAACCGCAACAGCAGCAAGTCGAACAGCAACCCGAGCAGCAGGTCGAAGCGCAGCCGCAAGAACAAGCGCAGGCTTATCCCGATGGCGTTGATCCAGAGGTAGCCGATGCCATCGCGAAGTCGCCAAAACTGAGAGCGGTGTTGGAGCAGGAAGTCCAGCAGACGGAAGCGGTGCGTCAGCGGTATGTCCAGGCCGCAGGCGAGATGATGAAGATGGCCACCGCTTCTATCTTAACCGCCTTCCCGGAACTGAACGGCCTCTCGGCTGCCGACCTCCCGGGAGCAGTAAAAGTCATCGGCCAACAGAACCCGCAGAGGGCGCAGGAGATCGTGCAAGCGATCAACAACGCTGACCGGATTTATCAGGCCAGTCATCAAGTCCAGCAGCAGGAGGCGCAGCGGCTGCAGCAACAGCAGCAGCAGCAGATGCAAAACTTCGCCCAGAAGCAGGATCGCGCTTTCGCTGAGTCGATCAAGAATGAGCCACCGGAGACAGTGCGGGCTGTGAAGGAGAGCCTCATCGAGGTTGCCGAGAAGGTCTACGGCATACCACGCGATCAGTTGCTGCACTTGTACGAAACTGAGCCGCTGATGAGGTCGGCCCCGTTCCAGCGGATGATGTACGATCTTACAAAGGGTCGCGTAGCCCGCCAGTCCCTTGCCGAGAAAAGGGTCGCCAAACCTATCCCGCAAGTTCAGCGACCTGGTGTCGCCCGTCCCATCGGCTCAGACAATGATGAATACGTGGCCTCTCTGCAGCGCGACCTCAATCGAACTGGGTCGCTAAAATCAGCGGCAAAACTTCTTCTCGCGCAACGTGAAAGAAAGGCATGACCATGAGCGATGAATTGCACGATTTACTCAAGCACTTCGCCAACGTCACTGAGACGGACAACTTCGCGGACATGGAGGACGCGGCAGTACTTGAGTTTTGCCGCTACAGTCCTGCCAAGCGGACTGAGGTTTTGGGCCGCCTTTCAGTAAATGTTGGAGAAGATTGCGATGGCATCACGCCCTCGCTGCGGAAGACATCACAGGTCTGCAAGCTGCACTCCGATTTACAGCAGGTCCACGCCAAACTGAAACGCGCAGGAAGGTAAGGCGATGTCGTCACTCAAGAACGCACTCGCTCGAGCCAAAACACGCGAGGCGATCGCGCCCTTTCTCGATCAACTGGAAAAGTTTTCCGATCTCCCGGGCGACCAACGCCGCGAGGTGGTGGAGAACCTAAAAGCAAACGGCGAAGCGACCTGGGCGACCGACATCATGGCACAACTAGACAAAGACCTTTGGCTTGAAGAGGCCGAGCAATCGCGAAAAGAGAATGACGATGAGTAGTCTGGCTGAAACAATAAAACATGTGGCCGCGAAAGAGCTCGACCGCAACGAAGACGCCCTCGCCTCAGACTTCCCGCTACCAACGAATGCCTTGCCTGCCGAGACGCAGGTAAATCTGGTTTCGTTCGTGCAGTTTTGCGAGATGAACGGCGTCCGAGCATTGCGGTCGCGGCCAACATCGGTCGCCGCCTTCCTGCGGTGGCAGATCGACCAGGGCGTCGATCCACAGAAGCGGTTGGAGACGCTGTCAGCAATAGAGGCGCTTCATTGCGCTGCTGGCGTGTCTAATCCAGTGAGCACCCCGGTGGTCATGTCAACGGCGTCCTCGACGCTACCCATCGACCCTCCCCGGTCATGGACTAAAGCAGACAAGTTGGCGTTCACGCTTCTGCCGCTTCACACGCAGAAGACAATCACACACAGAGAGCACCAGAGAGAGGTTGAGGTCCGACGACTTCAGACTGAACTCTCTCTCACCAAGAAACGGCCAACGACGGGTGCCGATAAACCTGTCACATCAAAAGAGGATACCAAAATGGGTACGAAACGAGGTCCGTATTCGGACAGCGAAGACAACGCAGCATGGGAGAACCCGCCCAAGGGCAAGGGTGATGGCAGCGGCCAGGACACCCCAGGCCGAAGCATCGACCGCAACGTCACCGAGAATGCCGAGCGGAATGGCGGATTTCCTGCGCCTCTCACGCCGACGCAGGGTGAATAATGAAGTTCAGTAAATCACTGGCGAAAGCAGCTCCGATTGTGGAGCTGCCCAGCCTCTCCGAGCGCGTCAAGACAATGGTTGCCGAGCTTGAGGCGCATATCGACAGCAAGGCCGCCGAACTCAAAGCATCGACCCCTGGCGTACCCGAGCCTGTGCTCCGGCAAATGCTCACACGCGGCTCTGCCTGTCCGTGCAGTGTCGTGCTGCGCTTAGAAAAGGGAAAGTAATCGTGTCTAATAAAGCAAAATATCTCCCCATGGGCATCCTGCAACTGGCAATCGACAAGATCGTCGAGGCTGAGAAGCAGGCCGATGCGGAGCTGGAGGCGTACTACCGCTCAGAGAACGATCACGGCATTGGCGTGGGGCATGATGAATGACTGATGTCGAGAAGAAACCCTTCGGAGTGCCATTCGAGCCCGGCAGAGCCAAGACTGGCGGCAGGGTGCGCGGCGTCAAGAACAGACTGAGCCATGACTTTCTTACGGCTCTTGCTGACGACTTCGAGCAGCATGGCGCGGAAGCCATACGCATCTGCCGTGTCGAAAAACCGAACGAGTATGTTCGCACCATCGCGCATCTCATGCCACGCGAGCTAGAAATCAACGACAACAGGCTACAGGAAATTTCCGATGACGACCTCTTTGCCTACATCGAATACGTCAACCGACAACTTGCAGGCCGTGTTGTCAACCTTGAAGGCCGAAGAGTCGAGGAGACAAACGGAGAGCCGGTTGAGTTACTACAAGCCTTACCCGGTCCAAAGGAAGTTTCATGACGGTGGCCTCGAGCACCGGGAACGCTGCTTCATGGCGGCGAACCGCATCGGTAAGACGGAGTGCGGGGCCGCTGAAATGGCAATGCATCTTACGGGCCAATACGCGCCGTGGTGGAACGGGAAAAGATTTGACAAGCCCGTCCGTGCCTGGGCCGCGGGTGTCACCAACGAAGGCGCAAGAGACGTCGTCCAGGAAAAGCTCATAGGGCCTCCGGTGCGACGAGCTGAGTGGGGCCGCGGCATGATCCCCAGGGACTGCCTGGGCGAGATCTCGATGGCGCGAGGCATTGCCGACGCAATTGATAGTGTCGCCATCCGTCACACCAGTGGCGAGTTCTCCTCGCTGCAATTCAAGTCGTATTCCGAGGGGCGACAGAAGTGGCAGGGCCAGGGTCTTGAGATCGTCTGGATGGACGAGGAGATGCCCGAAGAATTGTACTTTGAAGCGCTGACCCGAACAAACGAAACCAACGGGATCGTGTACATGACGGCCACTCCACTTTTGGGAATGACCTCGGTCATGAGAATGTTTCTGCACGAAGGGACACGACTATGAGCCGTGCATTTGTTGTTGCTACGATTGAGGACGCCGGACACTTCACGGAGGAGCAGAGAAGGGAAATTATCAGTGCATACCCGGCACACGAACTCGATGCTCGCACCAAGGGCATCCCGTCGTTAGGATCAGGCCGAGTATTTCCGATTTCAGAGGAGCTGATCGTAATTGACCACCGAGAGTTTCCGGCACACTGGCCGCGTATCGGCGGCATGGATTTTGGCTGGACGCATCCCTTTGCTGCTGTTGAGCTGGTATGGGATCGCGATAGCGATACTGTTTATGTCAGCCGCATCTACCGGATGAAAGAGCAAACGCCGGTCTTGCACGTGGCTGCACTCCGCACCTGGGGCAAGTCACTGCCGTGGGCATGGCCGCGGGACGGCAATCGCGAAACCCTCGAAGGTGCCGGGGTCGCACTCTCACAGCAATATGGTCGCGAAGGTCTAAACATGCTGGGCGAGTTTGCGCACTATCTCGAATACGAACACGGCAAGCCGGTACGGAGCGTCAGCGTCGAGGCCGGTTTGTTTGACATGCTGACGCGGATGCAGACCGGAAGGTTCAAGGTCTTCCGCTCACATCTCGATTGGCTCGAAGAATTTCGTCTCTACCATCGCAAAGACGGCAAGGTCTTCAAAGAAGGCGACGACCTCATGGCTGCCACGCGGTACGCAGTCATGATGCTGCGCTTCGCATCCACGAAGGCCGCTTACGATAAATTCAGGCGACCTCTCGTTTATCCAAAGTTGGGCATTGCATGACGCGCAAATTTATTACTTGGCACACGCTGCACAATGAATACGGCTCAGGGTCTTACGCAGTCATCGACGGGCTTGTAATGGTCAAGACCGCGCATGGTAAAGGGCCACGCAATTGGGCGGCAGCACCCCCGAGGGGATCGCAAGAATTTTAATGAGAGAGATTAAAAACGCCGCGCTTGACGTGGCGTGATTTTACCCTGGTGGTTTTATCATATTTGCCGCATAGTTGAGCCATGACATATGCGAAGAAGCTTTATCTGATCGCTGCGGGCGCAATTATCGTTTTGTCGGCGGGTACTGCCTCTGCCCAGGACTACCGCCCGGGCATGGGTGTGTATCGGGACAGCCGCCCTCCGGACCCTGAGCAGGGGGCGAAGCGAAAAGCGGTTGATGATGCCTATAAGTCGTTGATGGAAAAAATCCCCGATAACAAAAAATCATACGACCCTTGGGGAAACATCCGTTCGACAACGACGACATCTTCGAAGAGCGATGAGCGAAAACCACGCCAGCCGCCCCGATAATTCAAAGGCCCGTCAAGAAATCATCTGTCCGAAATGCGGAACGCCAATTTATTCCACTACGGTTAGGGAAGGCCCGAAAGTTCACGTCCAGCGGCATCAGAAAGTTGGCGATGCTTGCGCGGTTTATTACGTTGGGTTAACGGGTTAGCGTGGGCCAAGGGGGAAACCATGCGTATTAGTTTTCGGGGAATGATGATTGCGATCATTGCGTTATTTTTAATTTCAGCAAAGCAAACATTCGCAGATGTGCGGCTAGGAGGTGGAGACGCTAATATCCTTTATATCACCAACATGATTTCCAAGAATGACGCGGATTATATAATCCAGCATGAGGCTAATTTTAAAAATAAAGCCATAACGGTGGTGTGGCTGGATAGTTCGGGTGGGGACGTAGACGCTGCACTAAAGATCGGACG